CCCTGCACTGGGAAGACGTCGCCGGCGGCAAGGCGAGCAAGCAGGTCATGACCGACAAGGGCAAGGAGTACAAGGCCGCTGCCGACGCCCTCGCGGGCATGAGCGGTGAGCTGGAGAAGGGCAAGCAGAAGTACAAGGAGTTCGCGGACGCCACCAACACCAGCGGCAACAAGGGCACCGACTCCTTCACCCGGCTGAAGACCGCGGTGGAAGGCATGTCGAGCGCGACCGCGACCGCCGACTCACGCGTGGACTCCCTGAAGCGGGCCCTGGATGAACTGACCGGCGGCACGCAGTCCTTCCACGACGCACAGACCCGGGTCAACGCGGCCGTCCTGTCGGTCAACGACGCCATCGCCAACAACACCAAGGAACTGAAGAACGCCAACGCGGAGCTGATCAACCAGGACGGCAGCCTGCGGACCGTCACCCGAGCCGGGCAGGACTACAACCAGCACATCACCGAGCTGCGGGACTCCTCCCTCGACGCGGCCAACGCCGCCTTCGAGATGGCCAAGCAGCACCAGATCAGCCTGCCCGAGGCCATGAAGATGGCCGAGGGCGAAGTGCAGAAGGCCCGCGATGCGGCGATCAAGTACGGCACAGACCTCGGCCTGACCAAGGACCAGGCCGCCGGCCTCGCCAACCAGATGGGCCTGATCCCGTCATCCGTGTCCGTGCTGCTCCAGGCCAACGGCATGGAGAAGGTGACGGCCGACATCCTCAGCCTGTCCACCAAGCTCCTCGCCCTGCCCCCGAACAAGACGATCACCGTCAATACCCCGACGGCCGCCGCCATCACCGCGTTGCAGAACCTCGGGTTCGAGGTGACCAAGCTGCCCGGCGGCAAGCAGGTCAACATCTCCGCGCCGACCGGCACGGCCAGGGCCAACCTGGGCGCACTCGTCAGCGACCTGGCGGCTGCGCCCGGCAGCAAGAAGATCACCGTCCAGACGCTCGTCAAGCAGGCCGTCACCGACCTGACCGGCGTGCGCGACAAGGTCGCTGGCCTGCCTCCCGGCAAGAAGCTCAAGATGGAGGCCCCGACCAAGCTGGCCCAGGAGGAGCTGAAGGATCTCGGCTACGAGGTCAAGGTGCTCAAGGGCAAGAAGATCGAGATCACGGCGCCCAACGCCACGCCTCTGGCCCAGGTGCAGCGCATCCAGGAGCGGATCAACGGGCTGACGGGCAAGACGGTGCACGTCACCGTCCAGTACTCGGAGTCCGGCAAGCCGTCCGTGGTCGGCCGCCCCCAGGCGAACGGCGGCATCCTCCGCTACGCCGAGGGCGGTATCCGCGCTGCGGGCAGCCGCATCCGGTCCTTCGCCAACGGCACCGAACGCCACGTCGCGCAGATCGCAAAAGCGGGCGAATGGCGCATATGGGCGGAGGACGAGACCGGGGGCGAGGCTTACCTGCCTTTGGCCAAAGCTAAGCGGAAGAGGAGCAAGGCGATCCTCGACGAGGTCGCCCGCATGTTCGGCGGCATGGTCGTCTACCCCGGCCAAGGTGCCCTGCGGGCTTACGCCAACGGCGCCGTCGCACTGCACCGCCGCACCACCACCGCGAGCGCCCCGAGGGGAGCTGTTCCCACGGGGAACACCGCGCTCGTCGGCGGCGACCTGAACCTGACCATGACCAGCGCACCCATGAGCCCGAGCGAAGCCCTCGGGGACGCTCTGTTCGAGCTGCGCCGCATCCGCCGAGGAGGCGCATATGCCACTGACTGAGGGGCTGTGGAACCTCTCGTACGGCAGCAACGGAATCCTGCCGGCGTGTGACTTCACCTTCGGCACGTTCGCCACCGGCTACTACCTGCTGGACGCGGTGGACATCGTCAAGGGCGACATCGACGTGGGCGACACCCCGATGCCGCGGCGCGACGGGGTCCGGCTCGGCCAGGACTTCAAGAACGCGGGCGCCACCATCACCTTCGACATCGGTGTGGACGCTGTCGATGACGCCCCGACACGGCTCGGCCGCCACGGGGCCAACCTCGACGCCGTCTCTCGCATTGAGCAGGCATTCGACGCCGAAGCGGTGCGTGGCCGCTTCGGGACGCCCGCTGTACTTCGCACGACGCAGGGCGGGCGGGCTCGTCGGTTCTACGGCAGGCCCCGCAAGTGCGCGCCCGCCGCGTCCAGGCTCACGCGCCAGGGCTACACCCCAGTCGTGGCGTCGTTCTTCTCGCTCGACGGCATCGGCTACGACGACGTGGAGCAGGTCGCCACGGTGCAGATCAACCCGCCCCCGCGCCGCGGCCTGAAGGGACCGCTGACCACACCCCTGCGGATGACGGGCACCGGCGCCACCAAGGTCCCAGGTGAGGTCACGATCAAGGGGACGAAGCCGACCTGGCCCGTCATCACGATCTACGGGCCGATCGCCCAGCCCGCATGTGAAGTGGTCGGGAAGTGGAAGGTGGGCCTTGACCTGACGCTCGCCGCCAACGAGCGCGTCACCATCGACACCCGCCCTTGGGCACTGACCGTGCTGCGCAACGGGTCCGCGTCCGTCGCCGGGAAGCTCACCCGCAGCTCACCGCGGCTTCCCGACATGCGGCTGCCCTTGGGCCGCCAGGACCTCATCCTGCGGGGGTCGGACACGTCGGGCCGGGCGTACATGACGGTCGCCTGGCGCGACGCGTACGCCTACCTCTAAGGGTGTTCCCCGTGGGAACAGCGTCGGCCGCAGCGGCGGCGGCCCGGGACGCAAGGCGTTCCCACGGTGAACAGTTCCGCTGCCCAACACCGAGCAGCGGAGGAATACATGCCCTGGGACAGCGTGCCCTGGTTCACCGAGGGAGAGGCCGAGCACTCCAGCGAGGTCGCCCGGCTCTTGGCGTACGCGGCTTTCGCCGGCGCCGAGGGGATCATCGGGAACTCTGACCTCCAGGTGAGGGCCCTCGCCACACCTGCCTCGAAGGTGCAGATCACGACCGGCGCCTGCGCGATCAGGTCCGACCGGGTCAACGGCCCGCTCGGACCTGATCGTCGCGCGCATCGAGAACCCGTACTCGTACGGCGAGACGTGGCCGCAACCGGCCGACCCGGCGAACGGCCCCTACGTCTTCACTCGGGTCATCTCGAACGTCCCGAAGACCACCACCCGAGTCAAGCAGGTCCGGCCCAACGACTCGGCGATCACACTGGCCCGCATCGACATCCCCGCCAACACCAGCACCATCACGCAGGGGATGATCAAGGACTTGCGCGAGATGGCCAACCCTCGGCGCCGGCGGGTAGTCCGTGCCCTGCGCGGCGTCTGGACCACCCCGGATGAAGTGGGGAACACCAAGTACCCGTCGTGGGAGGAGTTCCCGAACGGCGCCCGCTGGGACATCGAGGTCCCGGAGTGGGCGACATCGGCCACGATCATGGCGACCTGGGCAGGGCTCGACCAGCGCAACGCGAAGGACTCCTACGGCCACCTCCGGGCCGTGCTGGGCTCGCTGGCCACGCCCATGACCAACTTCAACTGCGACTGGGTCGGCAGCTCACAGCGGTTCACGTTCGTCGGCGGCGGCACCATCTCCATCCCGACCTCCATGCGCGGCAACGTCTACGACCTGGTGCTGGAAGGGTGCGGCGCCTCCAGCGGCTACACCGGGGTCCTTGAAGCGGACGGCGGCGCCAGTGTCTTCGCGGACATCGAGTTCGTGGAAGACCCGACGGAGGACGCGGTCTGATGCCCCAGGGCTGGCGGTTCATCGCGCAGCGCGCACTCAGCGAAGAAGTCATCGACTGGGACGTGCCGTTCGCCCTGTCCTCCAACCCGAAGCGGGAACTGTCCGGGCCGGGCTCGATGAACGGCACCATCGAGCCCGAGTACGCCCGCATGATCGGCTCGGACGGCCAGCCCATCCTTCAGGAGTGGGGCACGAAGCTCTACGCCGAGATCGACGGGGCTATCCGGTGGGGTGGCATCGTCACGAAGACCGGGTTCGACAACGCGAAGTACAGCATCAACTGCGAGGGCTTCACCTGCTATCCGCATGGCATCCCGTACGAGTCCTACCTGATCTCCGGCGCCCTGATCACCCCGAAAGACCCGTACGCCGGCAAGGACAAGAATCACGACGGCTACATTGACTTCAGCAAGCCGAAGAAGAAGGTGCCGAAGCCGCCCAAGCCGTACGGCGGCCCCCGGGTGGACGTGTTCGACGCCTTCCGCAACATCTGGGCCCACGTCCAGGGCAAGCCGTACGGCAACATCGGCGTGAAGATCGACAGCCACGACCTGGGCGAGAAGCTGGGGGCCGCAGACGGCTCCGATCCCTGGGAACTGGCTTGGTGGAACAACCCGGACTGCGGCCAGGCACTCGACCAGCTCACCCGAGACATCCCGTTCGACTGGATCGAGACCCACGCCTGGGCCAACGGCACCAGCAACGAGATCGAGCACCGCATTCGCCTCGGCCGGCCCCGGCTGGGCCGCAAGCGCACCGACCTGCGGTTCGTGGACGGCGAGAACATCACCGCCATCGCCAAGCCCGAGGGCCTGGGCGACGAGTACGCCAACGAGGTCTTCGTGCTCGGCAAGGGGGAGGGGCGAAAGATGAAGCGCGCCCACGTCTACAACCTTCGCTCCGGCCGACTCCGCCGCGTCCTGACCGTCGTGGACAAGACACTCTCCTCCGATGCAGCCCTGCGCAGCCGAGGCGGCCGAGAACTCGCCGGACACAGTCAGGCGTTGCAGGTCCCGGCCATCCAGATCCGCAACCACCCCAACGCCGCCTTCGGGAGCTGGAGCATCGGTGACGACATCCTCGTCCAGGTCCACGTTCCGTGGGTGGGCGACGTGTCGATCTGGCACCGGATCATCAGCGACGAGCTGAGCCCGGACGACATGTGCATCCTGACCCTGAAGCGCTCGGACAGCTTCGTCTACTGACCCCAGCGGGAGCTGTTCCCACGGGGAACAGCCGCCCGAGACGCAAGCGGACCCCGCCCCGCAGCATGCGCGGCCATGGCGAACTTCCTGGATACGCAGTCTGACGCGCAGCGCTTCGCGGCGATGCTCGCCGACTACGACCGACGGCTCCAGGCGCTGGAGCGCACCACACAGGCCGGTTACACCT